CGACTTGAAAGATAATATCAACCGGGGCTTCCGCCCCACAACCAGCAAGGAGATACACATGTCAACACGAGCAACTTATCAATTCATAAGCGAATGGTCAGGCACCCATACGGTTTACATCCACCACGATGGCTACCCAGAAGGTGCCGCTCAGTATTTCACCAAAGAAAACGGTGCCCCAATCGTCAAGGTTGAAACCTTTTTACGGCAAAACGAAAAAGCCGAATTAACTCAGTCTCATGAGATCCACGGTGATTCAGAATTTAGATACACCGTCAAAGGCGGTCACCTGCTGGCGCAAAAGCGCGTTGGTTTCACCGATAAATTTGATACTTTTTGGGACGGAAGCGTTGCTGATTTTGTCAAAGAATATCGTTTATCAAAGAGCGCCTAATCACACAACGGGGCTTCGGCCCCTTAACCTAAACTTTTAACGGCCTTCTTGTGAGGTCCAGTCTGGCATTAATCCGGTTTTTTGTTCTGCGAAAACCGTACCCTCTAGCTTAGCTGTCCTGTTTTTGTCTCCATAAGGACCGTAGTTCAGCCAGCTATTTTGACCCCTAGTTTCTGTTGTCAAAGCTTTTAGAGCATCGCCTGTAAACAACCTAGCGTGAGCCTGCCAAGCGTTCTCTTCTCCTGTAGCCCTGAAGCCAGCCCCTTCTAAGCCATGACCGAACGTGTCATGAACAGCCCTAAACAAGTCGTTAGCGGTAACCATTTGCTCCACGCCATCCTGATCCTTCCAGCGTAGCCCGGTATCTTTAAGCATTGGATTATCAGCAATTTCTGCACCCGTAATCCCTTCCGTTCCATATCCGTCATAAGTGCCATAAACAGCCATGCGCTTGTTTTGTCTCAAATCGCGCACAGCATTGAATGGATTTCCGCCATACGGATCGCTGTTTGAATCAAAAAATGAAAACTCATAACCGTCATCGATCAACGACTGGTATTGATCTGTCGTTTGCCGAATCAAATCTTCGTAAGCTGCTTTGACTTTCGGGTTGGTTGGGTCATGCGGCATATCTTCGTATGCTTGAGCAATCCTTTTTGAACGCTCCCTGCTTACCTTGTAATATTCCGGTTGTCTGGAAAGAGGGATCTCGGCTGACTCTGCATATTTTTCTGCGACTGAGACGAGGCGCGGATCCGGTCCCGTTGCCCCTGCAATTGCTGGCGCACCTTTAAGCGGCGCAAGGCCTCCGCTCGAATACCGTCCTCCTCCGTCTCCGGCCCCTCTTCTTCCCAATCCATTTCCATTGTTTAACTCCTTTGGTGTCGTAATGATTGATTTTGGATCTTTAGCGGTCTCAGCAATGCCAGAATCTGCAACTTTAGAAGCTTTTGACAACGCCCTTGGTGCTTTCAAGACCGAACCAGCGGCTACGCCTAACGGTCCCGTTGCGTACAGCGCATCACCAACACCGCCTAAGCCTTGCAAGAATGCGTCGAGGTACTCGCCTTGAGATATGTTTTCGCCAAAGCTTGGATAGGCTTCTGCTGAGAACGCCTCAGTGATTTCAGCCTCTGGTCCCGGCGTCATTGGCAGCTCACCAGCCATATCTGCAATGCCAGCACCGGGCTGCATTGACGCGGCAAAGTTCACGAACTGTGCTGGCGTGAACGGATCTTGACGCCTGATCGGACCCCGAGGCGTCATCATGTAGTCCTCGGTTTCTTTGTTAAGAATCGTCTGGCCTAGAATCTGCTCTGATAGCTCGCGCATTGAAGCCATTGTTAGGTTTCCTCTTGGTAACTTTGCGAGGTGTCTTCGCCGGTAATCCTAGCAAGCATAGCAGCCGCTGCTGGTATCGCTATGCCGTACTTCTTGGCAATGGTGATCAGTCGGTCATCGAATATGACGTAGTTCATAGAACGCTTGTCAGGGGTCTTGTGCCGGGTGAATGCGTCAGCGTATCGAATGCCCTTGATGCCTTTTTCTTGTAGGTTCTGTGCAGCAGTAATCGCTCCGGTGGGGTCTGACATTGGGTCAGACAATGCTTGTTCGTATTTTTGATAGGCCACAGAACCAGTTGGGCCAGTGTGCATTAATACAGGTTTATTAGCCGCGCTTAACGCTTCTTCAATCGTTGCCGCCGCTGGGAATTGGCCAACGGAGTATTTGTAACTAGGATTTGAGGATCCTGTTTCTGTTACGTCTTTGGCGGTAAAGTTAGGCTTCGGCGGTGGATCAAAGTTAAACGCTTGCTTCACTAGCGCGCTTTGTTCTGCCATTGGCTTATCCCAGTCAAGCAGCTCATCAGGCTCTACGTCGATGTTGACTTCGTACATGCTGCCCTTATCCACCGATGGAGGCTTGAATCCTAACCTTTCGGATTTTTCAATTGCCTTAATTACAGCTCTCATTTCACTCGCGTCTTGACCGTCAGATTCCAACAATCTAGCTGTTCGCCTAGCGTCCTTTAGCGTTTCAGATAAATCACCATCGTTGTTGACGTATTGACGAGAAAATTGGTAAAGACTGTCAGAAGTTACCCCCTCATCGCTCAGGTCTAATCCTGAATCCTCCATAGATTTAATAAAATCTCGCTCTGCTTGAGCAAAACTGTTTCTTGCAGAAAGCTGGTTTTTATACCCCCTAGCAACATCCTCAGACTCAGCAAAATACAATCCGCGACCATAAGCCTGTGCGCCTTCGCCAGTGCCTATCTTGCTTACATCAAACATCCCTAGATCAGAAGGCTCTCCAACCGGCTCGTACAGGCTAGTGTCGCTAACAATTTTCATGTGGACAGGGTTGTCCAACTCTACAACATAATTCTTTCCGGTTTCCTTGTTGATGTAGCGTTGGGCGCGAGGCATGTTATGCGGTGATCCGTGGTAAGCCTTGATCCCTTGCCTGACCTGAGACGCAGCAGGCAGGAACGGTAGCGCACCGGCAGCAGTCAAAAGGTAATTAGGTATGTTTCTGGACTCAGGGTCGCGCATGTACATATCAACGTCAGCCGCTAGGCCAGTGACATCACCAACCCCGGGCACCAGCATCGTTGACATTGCAGCGGCGTCTAACGGTGAAATTTCACCCTCACCGTATCCAATCGGTAAATCAGGATCCTGACCGTACACGTTGGTCGGCTGGAGGACTGGGCCAGAACCAGCCCGGCTCAGTAAATCCATCGCCAGTTCGCGCATCGAGGCCATCAGCGCATGTCTCGGATCATGTCTTGCAGCAGCCGGGCGCTTCTGACGGACTTCTCTTCGGTCTCGTTCTCAACCCGGACGTTGGACTGCTCAATACCGGCTAGGGTTTCCATCGTTCGCGCCTGCTCAAGCTCAGTGCTTGCGCCGGTTTCTAGGACTCTGGCCTGCTGCAACTCAGCATCTGCGATAGTCTTGACAACATCCGCCCGGGCCTTAGCCGCCTTAGCCGTGGCCTCTTCAGCCGCAGCCTGCAAGAACACCGCGTTTGGATCTGGCTGCTGATTCTGCATCGCCGCCATCATTTCTTCTGCCTCGGCCTCTGTGGGCTGCACAACGCCCATTCTGATCAGCTTCTGACGGAAGAAATCCCGAACCTCACTGATACCTTCACCCTCCATATTCATCATCGCCATCGAGCCTAAGACACTTTGCATCTCAGGGTCGCCAGTGATCTGCATCATCCCGGTCAAGGCCCTAACAGTCGCGCTGCGCTTGCTGCTTGATGACGGGCCAACGTCTACGTCAACGTCAAAGCTTGCCTTGGTGAGATCGTTCTCGGTGATCACCTCGCCAATTTCGCTGATCGCTGGCGTCATCAGGGTGATCGAGTCAACCGTCTCAGTCACATCTATGACCTTCATCCTGCGCTCTTCTTCGACGTACAATTCTTTTGCCATACTCAACCAAACTTGACCACAGCGCCGCATGGCCTTGGAAAAGTTGGACATATAAATAAACGTCTGCATGTCTAAACGCGTCTGGATCAGCTCTACGGCCTTACCACTAAGGTTTGACGCCATCTCGTCGCCCTGATTCTGGTTGCCCATTATCTCAAGCATGTCCTGCTCGGTAACTTGCAAAAGCGCAGCCAGTGTCGGCGGAATAGCGGGTGGCTTCGTGTATCCAACGGGACCGGCAATCGCCTGCTGACCATTGGCGTCAGTGATTGGGTTTACCAAAAGGTAAGGGTAGTCAACCAAGTTGTCCTCTGACCACATCACCTGATGACCGGCGACCTGCTCGGGTAATAGGATTGGTTTTTCAACGCTTGACAGGGCTGAGATCTCTGCGAGCTTGGATAACTGCATGTTCTTCAGCCGCTGCGCGTCCTTGGCTAAACGAACGTGGCCCATGCACCGCTCGACGTTGTCGATGTACCACCGCTTGCCAAAGGTCGGGATGATTGGGATGCACTTACCAGCAATGTAGCCGCAGTCCTCAAGGATCTTCGCGCCAGACATAACGTACTTGTGAACTTTTTTCTTCTTGACCCGCTTCTGTCGAATCTCGCGGGTTCCAACTGCCGCGAGCATTTCTTCTAGCTGCTCATCTTCTTTGAAATCGTAGGTGGTGTACCGTTCCTCGGATCCGTCCAAGGTTTCAAAGATTCTGACCGTCTCGCTGATCGTCTCGACCGCGTAATACTCGGCAACGTAAACAACGTCAGGGGTCAGCCAGTCGAACTCTGATTGATGAACCGTCTTAGGCCAGCTTGCCGGGTCATCACCATAGGTCTCAATGTATGATTCATACGTCATCGCGCTGATCACGAAACACTCTTTGGCATCGGCCTTGTCCTGACGCTTGGCGTTCAGGTCAAAGAATACTGAGGTGTCGGCATCGTATATCGGCTCCATTCTGATTCTTTGCCGGTCGTCTTCGTCGTTCTCTTCGTCCTCGTAGCAGGCTCTCAACCTCCACGCACCAAAGCCACCACCGACTGCCTCCTCGAAAGCATTGTCGTATGCTTCGTTAGCGGTTGAGTCCTTCTCATCCGCCCGGTACAGGCCATCACAGACCTCAGCCAACTTATCATTCGGCTGACCGTCCTTGCTTGTGAAGTCAACGGTGACCCGGTTGTTGCGGTACTCGTTGATGATCCGAATGACACTCAACGCAATCTTGTTGACCTCAAGCTTAGGCTTGTTTTCAAACTGGCTGCTCAATGGGCCTTCCCACTGGGCACCGTTGATGCTGTAAAATCGGCGGTCCA